CAAGCTGTTCCGCTAACTTCAGTTCCACTATTAAGATACATACCATTTGCAGCTCCTAAGCAAACTATTTGGTCTTTACCGCCAACTTGTTGCCATAATTGAGCAAAAATAACAACTTTAGTTTTAGTTAAAAGGTCTAATTGGTTTTGGTCTTCTTTAGTTAATTGATTAAATACTAAAGTTAATTGTGGTGCAAACATAAAAGTTCCGGCATCTCTAGTTCCCGTAATTGTTTCTGTAAGTGATGAAGTGCCAATAGGTGTAGCATATCTATAAAGTTGGTTCGAACCCATTTCTATATCAGTAACCTCTCCTGAAGACACAATAATACCCGTTCCGTAAATCTCACCCGTTGTAGCGGAAGCGTCAAAATCATCATAAACTCCAAAGTAAACATACTTAATACCCCCTTGTATTCTATCGCAGGTAAGTCCTCTACCTTTTGTAAGTGCTGTGCAAGCCATATTTTTTTATTTTTTAAGGGTTAAAGAAGTGAGGGTTTTTACACCCCCACTTCTTATACTAAGTTTATTACGCTACCAATACTACGTCAGCTCCAATACCAACTTGCGTACCGCCTGAGTATCTAGCTACAACTCTAATATTATCTGAGCCATCTAAAGCAGCCATATCAAGCATTGTAATTCTAGTTTGGTCACTTAATAAATCTGTTCCGAAGAAAAGATTAGACCTTTCTGCTGCTACCAACACATCATCTCTCATTCCGTTGCAAACGGCTAATTTTATGCCTTCAAATACCGGTGCATAATCACCTTGCATTGAATAAGCGTTTAAATATCCCATAGAAGACGTTTTTTGTATGTATAATCTATAAGACTTAGGCGACATATAAATATGTAAGTCGTCTTTAGTGTAAACTGCTGTCGGTATAGCTGCTGTACAGTTTTGTAAGTTTGTAATTATATTAGTTACATTATAAGCAGTTCCCGCACCACCTTCGTTTGCAACGTCAACTACTGTTGCATCATTGATTAAGTGTCCGTTACCCGCGTGTACAAAACCCGTAAACTCACCCGCATTACCATCAAGACCGTTCCAAATAGAAGTTTCAGTTCCATTTGCAATAACCTCACCTAGATAAGAAATTACATAGTCATCAAAAGAAGCCGGTGGTGGAGCACCTGCTCCAGCTCTCATTTGTGCCGCTTCCCATGAATCTAAAAGTTCTTTTTTACATAAATCTGTATTGATTTGTAGATTCTTCGGAGTTAATACTGCTTCCGTAAGAGCTAAACTGCTTGCTCCTTCAGTAAAATCACAAGACGCATCTGAAATCATATTACTTGCTGCCATCTTCTGAATATTACTTTTGTATTTGATATTTTCTATCATTGTCAAGTAATCCATTGAATTTGCTTGACGTAGGGCAGCCGATATATAAATTCCCGCTGATTTCCCCGCATAATTGCTAGTTGTACTTAAAGCCATTTTTTAAATTGTTTTTAATTATTATATAAATTGTGTAAATATTTTTCTCTACTAGTTAGTTTAGATATTTCTTTTTTTGTTAAAGAATTTTTACTTTCTGAACTAAATTTGTTTGTGTTAATCGGTTTATCAGCCGGACTAGCCGCTAATTCCGTTTTCAGCTTTTCGTTTTCAGCTTTTAATTTTTCTAATTCTTCTTCTGCTGAAAATTCTACTACTTCAGTAGTTTTAGTAGTTACTGTTTTTGGACTTTCTGATTTTTCATCTTCAATAGTATCAGTAGTTTCTTCTTGCATTTCTACTTCTTCAGAATCACCCTCACCCATTCTTGATTTTAGGTCTGCTACTGCGTCCATTAAATTATCTACTTTGTCTTTCATTTCTTCGTAAGACTTAGCCCAATCAGCTTTTTCTGCGTCTGATTCAGGAAACTTAAATTCTACTACTTCTGACATTTCTTCTTTTTCATCTTCTGCTTCAACTTCTTCTTCTGTTTCGCTTTCAATAACTTCGCCAACTACCCCTTCTTCTTCAACTCTAAAAGATACACCATCTTCTGTTTTATAAGTTCCAACAGGTAAAGGTATTGTAGTGCCATCTTCTGTTAAAACTGAAATATCTACGCCTGATTCTAATTCTTCAGCAGTTGAAACATATATAGTTCCATCTTCGCCTTTAGATTGCCAAGCTAATTTGATTTCTTCTTCGGCTTTGTTTAAGCCAAGTGCTACTAGTATTTGTTCTTTAATGTCCATAAGTTCTTTTTTAATATAATAGAATAGTTATTTATTTATTTGATTTTCGCGTATTATCTCATTTAAAGCTTTAAGTATTTCTTCATCAGTTGGTGCTTTTTCTGACATCTTTTCCATTTTATCAGTAAAATAACCTTCTATGCTTAAACCTTTAAGATTGCCATCTTTTATGTCTTGCCACAAGCTGTCATTATCTATACGCATCTTGACAAACCAAGTGCCATTAGGCAGGTCGTAGCCATAAAGTTTTGACTTATCCATATCTCCTTCTTTTATCCAGCTTTCAACTGTTAAAACACCTGATACTCTTTCATTGTGTTCTTGTGTAGCTTTGTGGTGATTGTTATGTTTTAAATATAATTCAGATGCTTTTCTAACTGTATCAGGGCTAAAGTAAACATAGTATTCCTTATCAGTATTTGGATCATATCTAAATATTTGCTTGTTAGGTATTAAAGCAGGGCTAACTAACATTCGCTTTTCTTCATCTACTTTAGCAAATGTTAAGTTATTCTTTTCTTTTCCAAAATACACAAAGTCTTGTTCAATTGCAGGTGCTGATACTAAGCTAATAGCATCAATTGCTAAAGATTCTGATTCATCATCAATAACTAATTCTACAATAGAAGTAGTTTTTTCGTAGTAATCTTTATTATCTTCTTGACATTCAGTTAATGTATCATATTTACATTCTCCTGTATTGCCAAATTTATATTTTCCGTTTTCACATTGTTTACAAGGCATATTATATAATAGATTTAATTAATATTTATTTGATTTTTAAATTGTAGCTCTTCTTCTTATGTTGGCTAATTGGTCTTGGCTGTTAGTCATTTCATCTGTAACTACAAATGCTTTAACAGGTTCAGGTGCAATACCACCGCCTAATTCAAATTGTCCTGACATCATTTGGGGTGCAGGGGTTGCTGAAGCTGCACGACCACCACCACCACCACCGCCTGCTGTTGGTTTACCACCACTCATAATCTTTTGTAATTGAACTGCACTAAAAGCACCTGCTAAACCTGCTTGAATATATGGAAAGGCAGGAAAAGCTATTGTTGCTGGGGATTGTAAAGCTGTTGTAAAAGCATTTTGAACAGCTTGAACCCCTGCTATTGTTGTTTCAGTTATTGCTACTGCTTTGCCGATTGCTGATCCTTCACCTGCAATAGCTGCTGCTAATTTAAGACCTTGCATACCTATTGACTTTTTAGCTGCTAAAACTGCTTCATCTGACCTTTTTCTATCTTCGTTTTGCGTTTTATAAGTTTCAAGAGCAGTATTATCAGCTTGTATAATCTCCTCATTTGTTTCTGCAACTAAACTAGGCATTTTAGTTAGCGTTCCCATTCTTTCTGCATCAGCAGCTTTTAGCTTTTCTAAAGCTTCTAGTTCTTTAGCTTGTCCTTCTTGTTTTATTGAGTTTATTTTATTGTTTAGTTCTATTTGTTTAGTAGTTGATTCTCCTCTAATATTTGCTAAATCTATTTCTAGTTGTGCAAGTTTGTCTAAGTCCTCTTTTTGAACTGATATTGTTTCCTGTCTTAATTTTTCTAGCCTAACTGCTTCGGTTGCATTAGCAATATTTCTATCTAATAAATCATTTTCAATTTTAAAAGCGTCTTGTGCAGCTTTAAGCCTTACAGCTTCAGTTTTTGTAGTATCTTCTGCTATTAATTTTAATTCTTCAATATCTGCTCTTCTTTGTGCAGTTTCTACATTTAAAGCTCTTTGGCTATCTGCTAATTTTTGGTTTTGCTTAGTCAAAGCCATAGTTAAAAGAGTATCGGTTTTAATTTCTTCACCTATGTTTTTAAAGCTATTGCCCATATCTTTTAAGCCTTCTTTTATATCTCCTGAAAGCAATTTAAACAACCCACCACCAAAATCTGCTACTCTATCTATAACAACTTTAAAAGCAGCACCTACACCTGCCATAGCAGTTTCTAAAACTTCTGCACCTCTTTTAGTAGTTGTAAACCAAGTTGTAATTGTTCCTAAAGCTACAACAAATGCACCAACACCTGTTGAAATAATACCCATTTTAACAGACCTGAATAAAAACTTAGCACCTGAAGCTGCTTGCCCCCAAGCTGCTTTAAGACCATTAATAGAAAGCCCTAAAACCTGCATTTCTGCAACTACTTCTTTTCCTTCTTCATTTACATCTTCTATATTTTCTTTAGTTGTTTGAAGTTCTTTATTCCAAGCTTTTTGGTCTTTTGCAACTGACTTTATATTTGATTTTACTTCTAATTCTAATACTTCCTTTGCCATATCTTAAATTTTATAATCCTGTTTTTAATTGAGTAATTGTTATGTTACTGCACCATTCTACTGTTTGGTTATCTTGACCTCTTACTGTTATTCTAAAATTTGATCCTGTATTGTTTGCAGCAGGTCGCCAATTAGAAACATTCCCTGAACTTTTAATTAAATCCCTTTCTCTACTTATTGTAACAGTTTCAGAAATCTGAACTGCAACCCCCCTTTCAACCCATGCAGCAAAATCTCCAACTGATCCTGTATCTGAACCACCTACTCTTACTGCTACTGTATCTGCGTGAAAATAAAATATAGTGTTGTCAGGAATAGTAAAAAAACTATCTTCAATATTGTTTAAGTAACTGTCAGTTGTATTCCCATCTGTTGTTTGAACACCATACAAAAGTTGTATGCTTTGCCTTTCTCCTAATATGTCAGCAGGTGCATTACCACCTAA